CCAATTGAACGGAGAAGCTGGTTCGCGTTGTTGTTCTGCAATTGCGTCGCGCCGAACGTGTCTGGCGTGGTCGACCCGGACTGCCCCTGCGTGATCAGCGGGATCGATGTCGTTTCCTCGGCGAACCGTTCCGCCAGGGTGATAATCGACATGAGTTGCTCGGTGACGTTGGGAATCGCGATCGCCATCATCGCCTGCCGCACGTCCTGCGGCCCGTCGTTGGTCTTGAACCAGATCTTATCGGGGGTGATCGTCCACAGGCCGTCCGCCGGTATGATCGCGCTCTGGTCGATGACCAACTGGCTGCCCGCGCTCTTGCCCGCGTTGTTGAGCAACGCCCGAACGGCGGCGTTGACCATGCGTTGCGGCGTCCGCATCTGTTCCGCCACGCCGACGCCGGCCCAGCTTTCGGCGCGCCGCTGCCACGGCATGGAGTTATACGGGAACGAGCCGCTGTCGAGCGGATTGATCGTGGCGCGGATGACCGTGTCGTTGATCAACGTCACGATCACGAACACCTCGTCGCGCTTGTCGTTCTCGGCATCTTCGTCGGTGTAAGGATCGCGGCCCGAGGCCATGTCGATCGCGCGCATCTCCTCCTTGGTCAGCGTGCCCTGGAAATACCAGATTTCGAAACGATCCTTGTCGCGCTTCGACCCGGGACCGCGATCGGTCTCCGACCGGTAGGCCTTGTTCGGTCCCTCATCCAGCACCTGATCGATCGCGTCCCCGATATAACCGGGCAGGCTCTTAAGCTTGCGGATTTGCCGCGCCGACATGTGGTCGCGCTCAAAGATGTAGCTGCCGTCGTGGATGTTCTCACCGCACGCGGGGTCGGGGAAAATGTTCCACGGGTCCACCCACACCGCCGCCGGCTGGATGGTGTCCTTGATGATGACCTTAAGGTCCTCGCCGTGGCGTTGCTTCGTCAACGCCATCACGCGTTTGGTGCGCGGCGTCGGACCCTTCAGGACGCCCACGCCAATGCGCGCGGCGTCGAAAATCACCTTGCGGATCTCGCCGCGATACTGACACGACAGCAGCCAGTTATAGATCCTTGTCTCAGCCGCTTTGGCCTTCTCGTCCGCCATCTGAATGTTTTCGACGGCGAGGTCCTTGACCGTCAGCGGGACGTGCCCTGGCGGCGTGGGCGAGGCCGGGGCGAGCGGCGTGCCCGGCGGTGTCAGCGCCTGCCCGGGTTGGCCCGCTGGCGGTGGCGGTGCGCCTGGCGTGGCGCCTGGGGCGGGTTGCCCGCCAGCCTGCAACGCCGCGGCGGCTGCCGCCATGGGGTCGCCACCGGCTGGTGGTGCGCCGGGTGGGGCAGCGGGCGCGCCGGTCTCGCCGGGCTGCGCCGGGCGCGTCAGCGGCACGCCCATGTCGCCGTGGACGACCTGGCTGGTGTCCTCCTTGGCCTTGATCAGGCGCGGCACCGGCATCGCCCGGAACGAGAACGCCTTGTCGTCGGCGGGCAGCAGGATCTCGCCCAGCTTCGCCGCGCCCGCGTCCACATAGCGCGAGGTGAGCCGCAGGAACGCGGTCGATCGGTGGTCTGGGTTCCTGTTCCTGCGCTCCGTCATCAGCGGGCCATCCACGCTCATCGGCTTGGCCCAGCGTCCACCGTCGCCCACCTCGCCACGGTTCGCGTCGTCTATGCCCTCGTAGGCTTCGTCAGCGGCGCGCCACGCGTCCTCGATGCCCGACATCTTGCGCGCCATTTTGGCTTCGTCGCGCTTGGCGCCGATCTCCACGCCGATCGCGGCCAGCGTCGGGCTGTCCTCCTCGCCGCCGAGGTGCGGCGCGATCAGATCCGCGACGGCGCGCGGGAGAGCGTCGAGAACGTCGCTCACTTAGCGCACGCGCCTCGCGCAGAGATAACCCTTGCCGATGAGCGTGCCGGTGCCGCCCAGCGTCGTCTGGCCGACCAGATACAGGGTCAGCGCGGCAGCGGAGTTAGACCGGCACGTCCCGGTCATCAGCACCTGACGCTGGCCAGAGGTGAGAGATGGCGTGGCGAACATGTTCAGCACGCCGACACCGGTCATCAGGTCTTCATCCGAGGGCAACGCATCAGGGCGGGTACTGATCGCGGCGGCGATGGCGTTCGGGCTGACGCCCGCGGCGGGACGGAAATCCACCGTCCCCCAGATCTCCCAGTCACCCGGGGTAAGATCGAGCGAGCAAACCGCGGCCGGGGTGTTGTTAGGCAACGTGACCCCCTCGGCGTTGGCGGACACGAGGTACTCGCCCACATCGCCCACCGCCGCGTCGGAACCGTCCGAGACACCCCAGGTGTTTTGCTTCAGGTTATTGCCGGCATCGACATAATGCCGGGTCGTGGCCAACAGGTCGGATGAATCATCCGGCGCGTCCACGGGATCGGCATTGAGATAGAGCGGCCCGGTCATCGCGCCACCGGACAGCGGCAGCGCGGCTTCGCCGGGGGGCGCGGCGCCCCCGCTATCGCTCATCATCACAAGCGCGGCGCCGTCGCTGTGGTAGCGCGTGAACGGGGCGACCTCGAGCCGGTAGACGGCGTTGACATCCGCCAGCATGCCCGGCGTGGGCGCGGCGATCCGTTCCGCCGTCACATCGATTGGCGTGGTGTGATAGGCGTAGACCGGACCTGACATCAGCGCAGGCCCCCTCGCGGCAACGGTACTTCACCGAGAAGGAAGGACACCAGGATCAGAATGAAGATCACCGCGACGATCGCGATGGCGATAGTGCCGAACGGTTGCGGTAACGGAATCATCTGAATGACCCAGATAATCAGGCCCAGGATCAGGCACAGGACCAGCAGCCAGACCAGCAATGAGATCATCCCAGCATCCCCATGCCCGCGTCATGCGTTTCGAACACCGGCACGCGCGGTCGCGTCTCGGTGGCCGGGTCGCGCGTCACGGCGCCGTAACGACCCGCGTCGGCGGCGTGTGAGGCCCAGTCATGGTGCGGGTGGTCCTGAAAGCGCCTGTTCTTGTCGTCCCACGCCTTGCGGTATTGCCGTAAAGCCTCAATCAGGCGTTCGCATTTCTTTATGTCGAACATGCATCGAGGCAGCATGGCGCGCACCGCGTCGATGCCGTCCTCGATGCCGATGTTGGGCGCCAGGATGAACCGGATGCCGAGACCCGCGGCGGTCTCGCGGCGCGTCTTGCCGGTGCCGAATTCGCGCACCTCGATGTCGTGCGGCGCGATGTGACGGCTGTAAACGTATGGTTTCGCTTGCAGAACCTTGGCGTAATGCGACAGTCCCTCGCCGCTCATCTCGTAATAGTCGATCACGCGGATCTCGCGCTGATATCGTTGCACGAACCAAATGGCCGTGCTGTCGCCGACACCCAGATCCCACCATGTCTCGACGCGAAGGTTCGGCTCGTAAGGGACGTTGCCAATGCGGCCTTCCTTCTCGGCGTCGGACATCTGTCGACCGTAGTAGGCGCCCACCAGGGCGGCGCTGAAGCTGCAATAAAACTCTTGCTGGATCATGTCCTCCGACATGCCGGCGGCGCGCTCCTCATCGATGACATCGGGGCCGATCACCCGGGTGTCATCGACCGTCAGTAGCTGGGCGAACCACGAGGGGTTGCCCTTCGCCATTTCGTAAAGCAGCGCGCCATGGTTGCGACCGCGCGCGGTGTAGATGAACACCGCCCACCCGCCGTTTTCGGCGAGGATCGGTCGGATGTAGTCCCAGGCGGCGGGGTCGGCGACCGAGTATTCGCTGAACACCACGCCGACCGGGTTGGCGCCGATCAGCGCGTTGTAGTTGTCACTGCCCACGAGCTGCCAGACCGAACCGCACTTCAGTTCGATCTTCATTTCGTCTTTGCGATGATTGATCCGGATCGAGGGCGGGAACGCCTGGTCGATCATCCTGCGGCCCGCGCGATCGATGCCGTCCCACACCGTTTTGCGCGCCTGCGCCTGGGTTGGCAGCATGTGCCAATAGGTGCCCTTGCGCTGGTGCGCGGCGGCGGCGGTCCAGTTGAGAGCGACGGAGTCCTTGCCCGCGCGTCGGTGCCACACGGCGACGGCGCGTTTGCCGCCGCCCTCCAGGTGGTCCCAGAGCGGCATTTGATAGTCGTTGGGTACCCAACCGTTAGGGATCGTTACGTTCGTGGTGACCCGTCCGGATTGCGCGTGATCGCGATGTTGGCCCACATCGCGCAGTCGCGTAGCTGTCGCATCAGGTAGGTCTTGTCTGGACCCTCTGGGATATGGACGCCGATATGCGACGTGAACTCAGCAAAAGCCGCCCGCACATAGGCCATGTGGTCCATTTGGTCGTCTGTCGGCTTCAGGTATTCGAACGTCGAAGCGTGCAGCATGGTCACTCCGTTTTGCTCTTGGAACTAAACTTCACGACCTGTATCGTCACGTCTCCATCACCCGCCGCGTTGGCGTGTTGAACCTTGTCGCCGTAGGTGCCGGGCTTAAGTTTACCCGCGTACCATCTGTAAGCGTCATAAGCGAGACGAGCCTTCGCGGCGTCTTCAATCGTCGTCGCGGAGTGCAAGCTTAAATCAGCATAAGTGTCGCCTTGATCGTCTCTCGCGCGCACATACTGGCTACGAAACGATTCGTTTTCGTTCTTCCATCGTATAACCGTTAGGCGATCGGGAAACGCCTTGTCGGAGCAGATATCGCGCAGGCTTTTGCCCTCGATCAGCAAGCGGCAAATCTCATTCGCCAGTTCCTCGGTGAATTTTGATGGTCGCCCCAAGTTTCACACCGCCTGCACGGTTTCGGGAGGGTCGCCCTCGATCAGGGTGACCTTGTCGGCTTGTTCGTCGCGCCTGACGAGGTCGAGGATCTTGGCGGCGACGAGTTCATCGTCCCAGCCGCCCTGGATGCGCTGTTGCTCGATCAGGTGGGTAATGCGTTGGAGTAGGGTTTGGCTCACTTTTTATTATCCGCCTTGGTGTTGTGCGCGGGTTCGGCGTGTTTGGGTGCGTCGTCCACGAGTTTCAGTTCGGCGACGATATTGGCGGCGATTTGTTCGTCTGTCATGCCGCCGGCTGATCTCGCGTTGCCGAGGATGGTGGCGATTTGTTCGACCTTAGACATGTCAGTACTCCGTTGAGTTGATCAGTCCGGGTGCAACGCGTGGTTTCGCTTTGGGTTTCTTACGAGCTGGCAGCTTGCCGGGCTTATCGGCCTTCGGCATGGGCTTCCCCGTGGTTTTCCCGATCCTGGGTGGTGGCGAGCCGCCCATCATCAGGCGAACTTCTGTGCCGCCGGGCTGCCGCCGTTGCCCGCTGGCGTGGCTCCTTGAGGGCCACCAAACCCGGATGCGAAGGCTGCCTCGGCGCCGCCGCCGCCGGATTGTTCGTCTTGCTGGAGAATGTTCATGGCGATCTTGAGGGCCTCGCCGACGCTGCCCGCGGTCTGGGGTTGGTTGGATGGCGCGCCGCCCGCTGGTCCCATGGCATCGGCGTCATCGGCGGACATGTCCTCG